GCACTGTATCTGCTTTCTACGTTCATGCCTAAGTCCATGAGATCCTCATAGGCACTTATCGCCCGTGTGCCGACGTCGTCGAGCTCGGAATCGCCCATTTCTCCTAGGCCTTCTACCTTAGGTAGTGCCGCCGCGATCTTGTCAAATTCGGCAATATCACGCATAGTAGTCTTCTGTGCTTCTAATGATTGTTGCTTGTCCTCGGCTTTTTTGTCCTCTACTTCTGCCTTCTCTTTTTCCTCTTTCACGATTTCCTGTGATTCCGGCAGATTCAATAGTTCTTCTAATTTTTTGGTCATAACTTTTGCTGAAAATATTTATGGTTGACTACCAGACGAATATTCCAAGATAGGTTGCTATCGCAATGACAATAATCCAAAATATTAACTTTTCCATTATATACGTATTTATCTATCGAGTGTGTAAGCAACTGTATCTGATTTGTACCATTTAGTAGTGTAGCCTAGTGTTTTTAGGTATTGTTTGCAGTCATCTGCTTCGTTGCGTTTATTTTCAAACATGATTGTAGGCATATATTTTTTAATTGTGTTTTCTGCACCTTGACATACTTTTAATTCGTACCATTCCACATCTATTTTTATAAAATCTACGTCTTCAAAATTGTAATCGTCTAAACATTTCACAGGAACTTCGTGTTCAATAACACCTTGACCATATCTTACAAGACTACCATGAACAGGATTGCCAGTGCCACCGGGAACCTTAAGTGTTTGTATTTCATGTTGATTGCCTAAAGCAACATTGTATTTTTCAACTGTATCTGGAATATGCGGAAATGTTAAAGGACTGGGTTCAAATGCTATCACTCTTTTGAAATCATTTACAAATGGACCAGATGTGTCTCCGTTGAACGCACCTACGTCTATGTATGTACGGAAGTTTTTAATAAAGGGCCACGCCCATTGCCTTATTTTTAACGTACTCATCTTGCGCCATGGAATATATCTTTTTCGTTTATTATTCTAAATCTAAAGCCTTTGTTCTTGCACCATAATTGTGCATTTTTCCATTTTGCTCTGTTTACAATTAATTGACCTTGGTTTTGTCTTGACTTTGCTTTTTCTAAGAGTGTTTGGTTTTCTGGTTTTATTTCGATCACCTCTGCGTGTTGTTTTCCATTTTTATCTGCATATGCAATAAAAAAATCTGGAACATATATTGTAAATTTTCCTGTGAACGGATGTCTGTAAGGTATACGAATAGATTCACTTGCCCACTTCTGTATGCTTGGACTTTCATCGCAAAATCTCATGAATGCAAACTCCCAACTGCTTCTATACAAAGGTGTCTTGCCACCAACGTACTTGTCAGGATTTTTCATATTGTATCTTCCCTGAGCAAACTTTGCCATGTTGTTAAACCACTATGTTGCGTTTTTCAGATAGGTCGGCGGGTGATTCTACTTTGTAACCAAGTGATGATGTGTTTATTCTGTTGTTGTTTAGCACTTCTGTCACTATGTAACTTAACTGTGTGCCATCTAAACCTTTTAATGTATCTAACAATTCAAAAACTTTTACATTATCTATTTTTGCTTGTTTTAAAATTACTGATGCTGTGCTTATGCTTGAAGTTCTATCAAATCCTCTTGATTCAAAGTAACCTACTACTGCGTCAACCTCTGCTCCAGGAAAAGTTAAATTTTCATTAAAGTAATTGTCGAAAAATTCTCTAACTGGTCGTTGACTATCGTTTGTTTGTTTTGGAATATTACTCATTATGGTCTCATTCTTTGTTTAGCAAAAGTGGTTACACCTTTTATTAACCCAGTGGTCCTTCCGATATATGTGTTTGGTATACCGTAAGCCGAGTCTGCCGTGCCACCTATTCTACCTATTGCACCTGTAAGAATATTAAATCCTTCTTGTGCCAGTCCTTCTTTATTAAGTTTTTTTGCGTTTTTTAATCTGTTGGCAGTTCTTATCAAAGAGCCTAATGTTATTCCGCCTCTGGATCCACCTACTGCACTTCCGATATATGTGTATGGTCCATCATTCGCTCCAAATAAATCTGATAATACTCCACCTGTTCCCAACAAACTTGTTGAGCCGCCACCTGCTAATGAATTAGGTGAAGGAGTTCGATCATAATGTTCTTTGCCGAATCCTGCAGGTGCACCATTCTTCATCACACGTCCTCTAGAATAAAATACTGTTTCGTATTCTATTACCATTTGATTTGCCATAGGGCCACTTTCTTGATTGTTCAATGTGTCGTGTTGCCATTGTTGTATAAGTGGATTGACAAGAGTGTAACAAGTGTAAGTTTTTCTTGCCATTTGATATATTTGTATGCTTGTGAAGAAAGGTTTTTGTATGTCAGCATCTAATCCAAATCTTGGATATTTTTCACCTGAGAAAATTCTTTCTCTTTCGAATTCAGGATAAGTTGTTTCTGGGTCACCTACAGTATTAACTCTGCCATAGTTACCGTCTTGGAAATAATATCTATAATATGTTTCCCATAAAGCACTTGTTACTCCATAATTGTCATCGTGGAATACAACAGTGACAGGATCATATGCAATACGGGTCTGCAATTTTCTTTTTTTATTGTATTGCTGGACAGTCGCCATATCAACAGTATATTTAGGTAGGTCAACATTTTTTACCAACATATTCAATTCACGTTGGTGATTGTCCAATGGTGGATCTGTAATTTTTGCATTTGGATTTATGTTAAAAACTACATGGTATAAAAACTTTTGCTTGGGTGCAAGTCTAAAACTATCATCCACATACAGTCTAGATGCGTGTGCAAAATCCGCCAGGTTACCTTTTGGATTAAGTGTTCCCTTTAATACGTTATCTAAAAAACCTTTTAAGAAATTTGCCATATACTGTATTTATGTTATGTAAAAATGGTGGGTCACAGAATAAAAAAGGGGCCGTAGCCCCCCTTTTAAATTTATAAATGCTTACGAAAATTATGCACCGCCGCCTGTAATTAGAGTGTTTGTAGTTCTACCTACTGCTGTTCCTACTCCTGTTCCTTGTGGAGTTTGGATTGCGTTGTCATATCTTAATGATAGCGTTACAGTAACTGGATCGCTAGTACCGTATGCTAACTGATTGTAGTTTGCTGACTCTATGTAGCAACCATACAATTCAAATGTTTCTAAAACGTTAACTGCATTGGCACCGTTAGCACCATCTGTAATTTCAATTCTAGTAACAAATTTGTAGTCTGAACCTGATGCCGCCGCACTTTGTTCAAAGAAATCGAATTGTTTCTGTAATTGTTCACCAACTAATTTTTGTACGTTGTTTGATACATCTTCTCTTAAAGTTAATGTTACTGCTTCCCATGTGTGTTTACCAGCAAGATATACTTTAGAGTTGTATACGTCTATAGTTGTTGTTTCAAAAGATAAATTAGGTCTTGTAATATCTATCACCTGTTTAGTTAATTCTGTTGTAGGTGTAGAAACACCGAAGTTTTCTAAACTTACTCTAAAACGATACTGTAATTTAGGCATTAACAGACCTTGATTAGAAGCACTTTGGCTACTATTCAATGGGACTGTAAGTTTTGATAGTGTAGATATACTCATTTGTTTCTCCTATAATATTTATCTTATTATAATCCTGCTATTTCGCCAGTGTTTTTCAATCTTAACGGTATGTAAACGAACTCAACTGCTTTGACTGGTTCAATCGCAATATCTAAGTACAACTCGTTTCTGTCTATTCTTGTAGGTGTGTTGTTTGATTCGTCACACACTACTAGGAAGTCAAAAATTGCTCTGTTACCTACAAGTTCTAGTAATAAACTTTCTGCTTGTGCCTTGATTTCATCTCTTGTGATTTTATCATTTGGCTCAAACACAAATGGTCTTGCAAGTTTGTTTAATTGACTTCTTAGGTAAATTACTAATCTTGATACGTTAATTCTATCTAAAGAACTTGTACCAGCAAATCTAGTTTTTTGTCCGTAGTTGACTAAACCTGCACCTGTAATAAATGTAATTGGGTTAACTTTGTTTGTGTACAACGTGTCTCTTTGACCTTCGTTCAATGCTGTTGATACAAATTCGCCTTCTGCGTTAATGTAACCAGTTGAACTTGCGTTTGTAATACCACCTCTTCTTGTACCTGCTGGTGCAAACCATGGGAAAGAAACTTGATCGCTTAATGCGATAGTTCTTAACATCATGTGTGATGCTGG